TTACCGAGTTCGTCGCCACTGGTGTTACAACCGCAACCTCACTTAAGCGCACAGTCTATGATCGAACTGCATTCCCAGGTGGTACAGCGACCTTCACGCCGACAGCTGGGTTGATGTGCGCGGATGTTGAGTGCATCGGAGGAGGCGGAGGCGGTGGTGGAACAGCAGGGTCGGCTGGAAGCGGTGGTTCTGGTGGTGGCGGCGCTGGAAGCTATGCACGCAAGAGTTTGACTGCTGCACAAATTGGTGCCTCTCAGACGATCACCATTGGCGCTGGTGGTGTTGGTGGAACAGCAGGTGCTACCGCTGGAAGTGTTGGCACAGATACTAGCTTTGGTGCTCTTTGTATTGGCAAGGGAGGGTCTGCGGGAACTGGTATTACCACCAACCTCAATGGTGGTGCTGGAGGCATAGCTGGTACTGGCGATATAACTATACCGGGCAGTTCTGGTCAAGGTGGGTACCTACATGGCGGTACCACTGTATCGGGCTTTGGTGGCGCTGGTGGTGTTGGATACTTTGGCGGTGGTGCGGGTGGTCCCGCAACTGGTGGCAATTCTAGTACCCAGGCTGCTGGTAACGTAGGTTCTGCTGGGAGTGGCGGCAGCGGTGCAGCCCAGTTTATTGGTACTTCACAGGCTGGTGGCAAGGGTGGCGATGGCGTTGTTATCGTAACTGAATATATCGCAGCCTTTGCCACAAGTGTCGGCGGTACTACTACTATGCCGACGACGCCGACGGTGCTTACATCCGGTTCTGGCACTTACACCGTACCCGCTGGTGTGGTGGCGTTGCTGGTTGAGTTGGTTGGTGGCGGTGCTGGTGGAGGTAATGCTGCCGGTCCGGGTGGGACCGCTGGAGGTAATACTACCTTTGGATCACTCACTGGCGGTGGGGCTTCTGGTACCCTTAGTGGAGGCACAGCTTCCGGTGGCGATTTAAATGCCCCTGGAGCAACTGGTACTGGCGGTGCGATAAGTGACGGCATTCAGTTTGGTACTGGTGGTGAGGGCGGTTCTTCGCCATTTGGTGGAGCCGGTGGCGGTGTTTATAGCTCGTCTGGCCTTGCGGCTAAAGCAAACTCCGGTTCTGGCGGTGGTGGTGGTGCTAATAATAACGTAGCTACAGCCATAGTTGGTGCGGGCGGTGGTGCTGGCGGCTACGTCCGTAAGCTAATCCTTACTCCGGCAGTAAGCTACGCTTATTCAGTTGGAGCAGGTGGCGCTGCTGTAGCCGCAGGTGGTGCAGCACTTGCCAGCGGTGCTGGTGGTTCAGGCGTCATCATTATCACGCCCTATGTCGCTGCTGCTAACGCATCTCCGATCATTCAGGTTCAGCCCGGTGGGTTGGTGCAGATTGCGAGGCAGGATGTCACGGCTACTGTAGCAACGGTGCCATTCACTGTTGGTATCGATGCTACTTATGACGAGTATGAAATACATTTCTATGGGGTAAACATATCCGTCGCCGCTGGTTTTGGAGCACAAATCTCATTTGATGCTGGTGCGACATGGCAAACCACTGGTAGCTATGCGTCAGCGGGTCGCTTTACGTCAGCAGGCGGCGCTCCGGGCGACTATGGCAGTAACACCAACACCTACATGCAGATGACACCTGCATTATCTGCTGGTGCCGTAGACGTTTTTGATGGAATAGTTAGGTTTGCTAGACCAGGAACTACTGGAACTAGAAAGTATTTCCGATTTGAGTTGGCCGGAGTTGGCGGCACTACAGGGTGTTTCTCCTGTGCTGGAATGGGTAATTGGCTAACGAACCATGCTCCAATAAACGGAGTCCGTTTCATGGCTCCTGCGTCTAACATCACAGTTGGTACCTTCATTCTCTACGGAGTGAAGAAATGACCGTTAACGCTGCTAGTAACACCATCACTTATGCCGCTAACGGCTCGACTACTGTATGGGCTATTCCATTCCCGCCTGTTGATGCCGACTTTATCCACGTTACTATTACCGACTCCCTTGGTGCTATTCTTATTGTTCCTGCTGCTAACTACACTGTGACTATTAACCCGCCGCTAGACACAAATCCAACTCCTCAGAGTGGCAGCGTTCTATATCCAAAGGCTGGTAGTCCGCTTGCAGTCGGCAACTCTATTACAATAACTAGAATTCTGCCTGCTATCCAGGATACATCGATAGCGAATCAATCTATTATCTATCCGCCAATAATTGAACAAGAGTTTGACTATCTGACCTTGCTGCATCAGGAAGGTAGTGGAGAGTCAACTCGTGCGTTTAGGGTACCGCCTATCGATCCAACTCCAGCCTTTGTACCACCGGTTACGGTAAGGGCCAACAAGGCTGCGTTCTTCGATTCAGCTGGTAATCTTACCGCAGGGGTTATTCCAGACCCAGGTGTTGCTATCTCTGCGGCGATGGTGCCGGTTGTTAGTGCGTCCACGCTTACGCTAGCCAGAGATGCGATGGGCGTGCCGCCGATCAACAATCCAGTGTTTACTGGTGATGCTAAGGCGGTAACACCGCCGCTAGGCGATAACGATACATCGATTGCAACCACTGAGTTTGTGCAGACGGCTGTAGCGACATCTGTGTTTACAACGGGGGATATAAAGCTTACTCATAAGACCGTAGCTGACCTGGGTTGGATTTTGTGGGGAACTGGTTCGATAGGTGATGTTGGGTCTGGCGCTACCATTAGAGCCTTGGCTGATACATTGGCACTATTTACACTCTACTATAATGGCTATACTGATACTAACTGCCCGCTACTGACTAGCACTGGGGCAGCCACAACCAGAGCGGCACAGGGCACAGCTGCGACTGCATTTGGTGCTAAGTGTCGAATGACCTTGCCACGAGGCCCTGGGCGCGTGATAGGTGTGGCTGGTGCTGGCGCAGGCCTAACTACCAGGGCCATTGGCGACTTCCTTGGCGAAGAGACACATACGCAAACCGTACCAGAATTGGCTGCACATAATCATACATCAAACTTTACTGGCCTTAACATAGGTTCTTGGGACGGTTATTATCCAGTCGATCTTGGTAGCGCTCAGAACGTCAATACCGGATCGTCTCAGGCCGGTCTTCAAATAATAAACAGTACCGGCTCTAGCGTTCCGTTCAATATAATGCAGCCGACTACTTTCCTCAACGTCATGATAAGGCTGTAGGAGGCAGAGATGCCTAGCGAAACACCAAAGCAAGCTCGTACAATGGCGGCGGCCGCACATGACCCAGGGTTCGCGAAGAAGATGGGCATCCCGCAAGGTGTCGCGAAAGAGTTCAACCAAGCGGACGCCAAGACAGGTATCCTTAGAAAAAAGAGGAAAGGCGATGGCGCTAAGGAGAAGGCTGACTGAGGAACCACTTGCTCCATCCGAGCCTGTAAGGGCGCATCAGGATGATGAGGAAGATCACATTGATAAGAAGGTTCCGCCCAAAATTATGCGGTTGACACAACATTTGCATAACATGATCTATATTAGGTTCTTCTATGAACAGATAGGCCAGCAGCCACCTGACTGGACTAAGCGAGAGTTAACTAGGGCAGAGAAATCTCTAGTGGAGGAACTAGAACGTGAAGAAGGCCAAGGTGGTGCCTTCCATATAAGGAGACTAAAATGAAACAAGGTAGAGCAGATAAGGATGGCCGCGAGAGTTGGAAGCGCGAGCCCAACCCTAAGGCAGTTCATGAGACTGCCGTTTCTGAGCTTGGACGTTCTCTCCAGTATCGGAAAGAGGACTTCTATGGAGGTAAGGGACTTACCCATCCTGGGCCCAAGCCAGCTGCGGCGGGTCCTGGTGGGGGACGAACCATCCATCGCAGCGGTACACAAGGGAGACACTGACATGGCTAATGCCAAGAAGGAGAAGAAGGCACCAGACTTTGATTCTGAGAAAGTCGAACAGCTTCTGGCGATCCTTGATGATCTTGGTCAAGGGACTGAGTTTCGTTATATCGCACAGGCATCTCAGATGAAGCTGGCGGAGATCAATCTGGAGCTTTGGGAGGAACTCTATCCAGAGGAAGCTGAGGCCAAGAAGAAGGCTGAAGAGGAAAGAGAGAAGGCTGAGGAAGAAAGGTTGAAGAGGGTTAAAGAGGAGGAAGGGAAGAAAGCTGAGGTGCACCCTTCAGCTACGCTTAGACCCGGTACGGTAGGAGGATCGTATGAAAGGCGGACGTGACATCCTTAGCGAGTACGGACGTGATATCTCTAAGCCGCAGGCGGCGAGGGCCACTAGTGGTGGCTGTACCGAAGCCAAGCCACTGAGCTATAGTCCACCAGTGGGTCCAAAGAACATGGGCCACGAAGGCCCAGGTATCCCGGGTGATCGACATGGGATGGCTAGATGTCCAGTGGCCTCTAGCGGTGGCGGCAGTCCTGGCCTTGGTACTACTGCTCATCGTGGCGGGAGTCAGCGGGGATGACCAGCCCCACTGACATAGCAAATCGTGCGTTATCTGCGATCGGCACTCGGTCGCAGATAACTTCCATGGATGAGGACTCAAATGAGGCTCGTCAGGTCAAGCTGCTGTTTGATCCTTTGCGAGACGAGCTTCTACGCATGGCGCCATGGAACTGTGCATTCAATTACCAGAATTTGTCATTGATCTGCTCAGCCCCAGGCACGCCAGAAAACCCAACGACAGGTGCTAATGTCTGGGAGAAGGGAATCCCGCCGCCTCCCTGGAGCTACGAATATGCTTATCCGACTGACTGCCTCAGGTGTGTCTTTGTTGTACCTCAGTTTACTACTGGTTTTACTTCAGGGGTGCCAATTACCACTGCGGTAACAGGCGGCGCTCCTGCATTCTGGAACGGTCCTCCGGTGAGATTTAAGGTTGGTGTCGATCAAATTGGACCTAGTGGAAAACCGGACCCAGGCGGCACCGATGTAAGAGTTATTTGGACGAACCAAGAGCAGGCAATCTTAGCTTACTGCCGTAGGGTGGTTAATCCTGACGTGTGGGACGATGGCTTTCAGCAAGCGTTAGTAGCTGCTCTTGGGTCAAGATTGGTTATAGCACTAACAGGTGATAAGGCCTTAGCCCAACTTAAGATGAGCGAGGCTAATCAGTATATAATGCTGGCTAGACAAGGCGATGGTAACGAGGGACTAACTGTTAATGACGTGACGCCTGACTTCATCCGTGTTCGAGGGATCAGCTATCAAGCCTGGGAGTTCTCGCCGAACATTATGTTCGATTGGGGGCCAATGTTAACGATGTACTGAAATGTCTGAAAATGTCATCCAGACCTCATTCTCTGCTGGTGAACTCGCTCCGAGTTTGTTCGCACGTGTGGATTTCGCTAAGTACCATGCTGGCGCCGCTACTATGCGGAATTTCTTTGTTGACTATCGTAGCGGGGCTTCGACTAGACCTGGTACTGAATTTATTCGGCCGCCGAAGCAGGGTCTGGGTCCCATTAGGTTAGTAAGGTTTCAGCAATCTGTTGACGTTACTTATGTACTAGAGTTTGGAGACAAGTATTTACGCTTCATTACCCAAGGCGGTTCTGTAGTATTATCACCTATTACCATTAGCACATTCGCGAATGGCACTAGCAGTACTGTAACCACTGGTGGCGCTATTGCCGATGATAGCTTGATATTTATCGCCGGTGCCAATGGCATACCACAGATAAACAACCGCTATTTTATATGGGTTTCTAGTACACCGGGCTCTGCCAGTACTACGGGCACTTTGATCGATAGCATAACACAGCAACAGATAAATTCTACCAGTTGGGGAACCTATTCGGGTGGTGGTACTATTCAAATAGTTTATACTATAACTACTCCATATGCCTCCTCGGAGCTTGCCCTTCTGAAGTTCTCGCAGAAGGGTTCACAGCTAAATATAACGCATCCTCTCCATCCGCCATATGTGCTAACATTGATCAGCGCAACTAACTGGACTTTGGCTGCGGCTACGTTTGGCGCTAACATTGGCACGCCAGTCATAAATGTTATTAATCCAAGTGCCTCTGGCCCGGCTTATATTATGTACAAGGTTACGGCTGTGGATGTTAATGGGCAGGAGTCGCCAGCGTCTGGTCCAGGATATGCTTCTGCTGTTGTGGATTTGAGAACTACTACTGGAACTATAGGGATTGGCTTTACATCAGTTACTAACGCATTCGCATACAATGTCTATAAATCTATTACGAGTACAATCGGCAATCCGAATGATGGAGTAGAAGTTGGATATATTGGTACTACGCAAACTACTGTGTTCTATGACTCTAATATAACTCCAGATTTTGCACAGGTCCCGCCGGTTCATCAGGACCCTATATCTATCAGACATCCGCAGGTATCTAGCTATTTCCAGCAGCGTTTGGTTTATGCCAATGCTGGCGGTAATGAAGTCGATAAGTTCTGGATGTCGAAACCTGGAGCTTACTATAACTTCGACGTATCCAATCCATCGCAGGCTGATGACTCAGTGGAGGCAGAGCTAGTTAGCCTGGAAGTGAACGAAATCAAAAGTATGATCCCTATGCCGACTGGGTTGGTTATGTTGACAACCAAGGGTGCATGGCAGGTTTCCGGTGGTGCTGGTGGTGTGGCGACTCAGGGCGGCCCTATTACTCCGACTAGTATAACTGCCACGGCTCAGGCATACATCGGAGCCAATGATGTTCCTCCTATTCTTGTCAACTATGATATCATGTATGTACAACAGAAAGGATCTATTGTTCGGGATATTACTTATAATATCTACGCTAACATATATGCTGGCAATGATATATCTATATTATCTAGCCATCTATTTTATGGCCACCAGATAAAGGAGTGGGCCTATGCAGAAGAACCCTTTAAGGTGATTTGGGCAGTTCGAGAGGATGGAATTTTATTGAGCCTGACTCTGGTAAAAGAGCAGGACATGTATGGCTGGGCTAGACATGATACGTTTGGGAATTTCGAGTCGATTTGCACTGTAACCGAAGGCCCTAGCGACGCAACGTATGTGGTTGTATCCAGGCCTAATGCTGTAACGGGTGATTTCAGGCTGTATATAGAGCGTATAGCCGAGCGTACTTTTACGTTCGGTGCCGAGGATGCCTGGAGCGTAGACTGCGGGGTGTCCACTGTTCATAACACTCCTACGGCAGTGTTAACTCCAGGTGTCCCTGACAATAATGGAGTGGCGCAGTTTACTACTGATGCCCCAGCTTTCGATTCTAGTATGGTTGGCTGGATTGTCAGAGTCGGCGGCGGTAAAGCTACGGTAACGCAGTTTATTAGCAATACCAAGATCATGGTCAAGATGATCCAGCCAATAACTGCGTTAATTCCTAATGATCCACAAGGCCGACCAGATATTGGCATTCCTGGGACTTGGTCAGTGGATAAGCCGATTATGATTATAGACTCACTTGACCACCTCGAGGGACAGCAGGTTTCGGTTCTGGCTGATGGTGGTGTCGTTAACGGTCAGACTGTGCAGGACGGCAAGGTGACGCTGCCAGCGCCTGCATCTACTGTCACGGTAGGTTTTGGGTTCCAGGCACAGTTGCAGACCATGCCGTTGGACTTAGGCAATGAAAATAATACTGCGCAGGGCAAGCGTAAGAAGGTTGGGGCATTGACTGTTCGAGTAAAGGATAGTCGAGGCTTAAAGGCTGGCCGGACGTTCCAGACCATAACTCCGATTAAGGAGCTAAACCGTGTCACCATTATGGGCCAGCCAGTACCGTTAATCACAGCTGATGAGCGCATCGTCATGGACCCGCTGTGGGATGTGCCTGGGCAAATCTGTCTACAGGTTGATGACCCGCTACCAGTTACAGTGCTTGGCGTTATCCCAGAGGTAATGGTCGGGGATACTGCTAAATGACCAGAATAGAAAAACTTACAGCAGTCGAAGCTAAGAGATTGGTTAAGGACATAGAGCTTGACTCCCATGGGGAAAAGACTATGGACTTCTGTCTCTTAATGTCGACGGTGATTTGGGGAGGCTTTATTAACGATGAGCTAGCTTGCATTTGGGGTGTTATTCCACCTACGTTGATGTCTGACCAAGCTTATCTGTGGCTCTATACTACCGATGTAATTAAAGGGCATGAGTTCATTTTGGTTAGGCATTCTCAAATGGTCATTGAGAATGTATTAGACGAGTATCCGTCCATTGTTGGCCATGCTATAATTGGGTCTAGCAAGAGTATTCGCTGGCTGAAGTGGCTAGGAGCTAGGTTTGGGCCGCCTCAAGGGACTGCTGTACCATTTAGGATAACACGCAATGGCTGATCCAGGCACAATGGCATTGGTGGGTATGGGCACTAACGTAGCCGGTAGCCTTCTTGGTATTGGCAAATCTAGTGCGCAGGCCCAACAGCAGAGGCTGAGCATCCAAGGCCAAATGATGAAGACTATGGCCGATGCTTTTGGCCTAGAGGTTCAAGCTCAACAGTATACTTACGAGGCTAACAAGAATAAGTATCAAGCTGCTGTAGCTGATTTAAACAAGGAGATAGCTGAGGGCAATGCTGCATATTCCAGAGAGGTAGGAGAGGTTGAGGCTGAACAATCTGGAATGAAGACTAGGGCCGATCTTGGGGAGATGGTTGCATCTCAGGCTGCTTCTGGACTCAACGTTAATGTTGGCTCTGCCGTCAGGGTAAGGGAGAGCATGATTGATATTGGAAAATATCAGCAAGATCTAATTCGCACTAGTGCAGCTAAGAAGGCTTATGGGTATGATATCGAAGCCATGCAGTATGGAGCACAAGCTGACATTTATCGATATACTGCAACACAGAACGAGGCACAGGCAGGGGAGTCTCTGAAGGGCGCAGCTATGACTCGTGGTGGCCTAGGCCTACAGCAGCAAGCAATGGGCTTGGTTAGTAAAGCCGAGGGCATTAACATCATGGGTTCACTCGTAGGAGCAGCTGGGTCTGTAGCAGATAAGTGGTCGTCTGCGACTTCGTCTGGGTTAGGTAAGAGCATGATGGATATGTTTGGATAGTAGGCTATGGCTCCAAAAGCTGAATATACCCCTTATTCAACTGTTAAGCCGGTGGGCCCCCGTGAAGTCATGGAAGGGGTGCAGATTAACTTCCCTGAGGTTAGGATTTCTGACGCTGTCGGCAGAGCTATGGGCTCGGTTGGTGAACATGGTTTTGGAGCCTTGGCTGGTGCTCAAGGTGCTGTTGCTCATGCCTTTGATAACTTAGGAAGCCAGTTAGAAAAGACTGGCAACCAGCTTTGGGAGCGGGCCCAAGGGCTACAGGAGTTACAGAACCAGAATGCTTTATCTAAGGCTGAACTGGAATTCGATAAATACGTAGCTACTAAGAAGGCCCAGTTTGAGAATAACAAAGGCGAGGCCGCAACTGAGGATACCTACAAGGCGTATGTGAAGGACCTTGAGGATCAAGCGAAGAAGCTTGGCCAAAAGCTTCCGCCTAGGACATTGGAACAATACAATAAGTCTACTAGGAACCAGATTGGCCACGCAGGAATAGCTGCTGCTGGACACGTAGCTTCTGAGATTAGGAAGGTTACCATTGAGACATCTGAGGCTAGAGTAAATCAATTTAAGGATGAGCTATCTAAGAACAGGGACCTTAACAGAAACCAGGAAATCATTGAGAAGATTGAAAAGGAAATCTATAGCACTCAAGCCCCAACTAGGGGATGGTCTGCGGATGTGGCTAAGGAGGCTGTCCGCAAGCATGTTGGTGAAGGCTATGTAGCCCAGCTCCTAGACCTAGCTAGGACCGATCCTTGGCAGGCATTGAAGATACTTGAGCATCCAGATAACAAGGGCTTATGGGATGATAAGCAATATCTAGCTGCTAAGACACGTATCTTGGCAGAGAGAGATCACATAGTTTCTAGGAATATCGCAAATGATGTTCAGACTACTAACCCTGATGGTGATGTAGAGGAGAAGGTAAAGGAAGGCAAGGAAAGGGCCGCAAAGGAATACCCAGATTCGCCTGACCTTCCAGATAAAACTGGGGCTGCAATTAAGGAAAGACATCAGACCCATAAGACAGCGGTGCATGAGCAGCGAATAGAGAATAACGAGAAGGTTTGGCATGTATTAGATGGCAAGATGGCTGGTGTCGATGGTAGAAAGCCTAAGAATAGGGATCAACTATTCGCTATGGGTGGCGAAGAAGCTAGGGCCGCTTATTGGGCTCTACCTTTAAGGGATAGAGATAAAATAGAGGAGCAAATGCGGAAGATTGCTTTAGGCATTGAACCTCCTAGTGCAGAGAGCGAGGCAGCCAAAGATCTAATGTGGGGTATGCGTGAGGATGACCCAGCTAGGTTTAGAGATATTGACCTTAACCATGTAGATGGTTTGCGCTTGCCGGATAAGGATAAGCTCAAAAAGGAGCAACAGAAGATCAAAAGAGAGGGTATCAACCTTGAGGCTGATCCAAGAATAGGTCGGGCACTAAATGATGCCAAGAACGCAGGGATAATAGATAAGAAGCTTACAGATAACAAGACCGCATTCACTAGATTTAAGGGTGCATTTAGAGAAGCAGTCATAGCGGCTCAGCAACAGAAAGGCTTTGAAAAGCCTTTGACAGAGGAGGAGCATAAGCAACTTGCTGAGATGGTCAAGTCTAAGATAGATTTGCCAGGGGCGATATTTGGTGAGAAATGGAAGACTCCCACTCCTACATACGATATAGTGTCTACAGTTCCTAAAGCTGTCCAGGATCGATTAAAACAGGATATCCCCGGGATATCCGATGAGGCTATGCTTAGCGAGTATCGTAGGGAGTATCTGCTGAATAAGTGGAACGATCTATTCAAAGGTAAGAAGTAATGCCTGTTACCGATGACGAAATTGCTGATAATATAGTCAGGAGATTTCAGTCTCGTGAGAATGACTCTATTACCAAAGGCCTAGACCAAGATAAGAACAAGGCCGCTGGTTCACTCAAATTGTCCAATGAGATCAACGAAAGTCCAGAACGTATTCTTAATGAGTATGATAGAATTTATAAGAAGTCCAAAGGCGAGGCGGCTCAAGGTATAGTTGAGCAAGAGCCTTGGCTGAGGCAATATGTTAGGGAAAATCCGGTAGGCTCGGCGGTTAGCCAGGACGATTGGGGGGCGCTGGGCGAATATACTAAATCGATCAGAGATTTTAACGAATTCTCTAAAGAGAACATCCCATGGATATTTAGGCATGGTATACAGGGTACGCCATTTATGGTGGCTAGGGCATTGCCTGAGGTACTCAATGATGTTAAAGGTGGTATAAAGATTATTGCCGATCAGTTCGCTATGCCTCATCCAGAGCCTAAGGAGGAGGAAGGAGAGAAGCTGCCATCTTTCTTGAACCCAGAGTTACAGAGGCAGCTTGATGAATATGTAGAGAAGAATAAATCTCACTTGTCTCCAACTGCCTTGGCATTTGGTGCCTTGCAGATACTTGGCGCTCCTCTTTCTGGTTTGACTAGGACCGAAGTCTTCAGGCCAATTTCAGAGGTGACTGGTTGGCGAGAGGACCTTATAGAGGGCTTAACCTACACAGCCTTACTAGTGGGTGGCGCTGTAAGAGGGACCATAAAAGCTCCAGCAAAGATAAAGGAATCTCAGATAGCAGCTCAGAAGGCAGCTGAGAACCAGAAGCTAGGGAAGGTATTAGATAGAGCTATCAGAACCTTTGAGAGAGCAGAGAATTGGATCAAATCTGGAGAGCGGCCTCCGAGAGGTGTTGATCCGTCGCTCGATCAATTGATTGGCCTTGAGTCTATAAACCGAATGACAGCTCTTGATGCTGTTATAGAGAAGGCTGACAAAACTGAAGGCAAGGAATTAAGCCCTGAGGCGTTTGCAGAACTGAATAAGATTGCATTTAGAGATGGTGATAGGTCTATATACCTTCGATGGGATGCAGCTAGGTCTTTGTATGGGGATAAGTTACCAGAACCTGGAGATAAGCTGCTTGGCGATGTTCCAAGGATAGCCGAACAGTTTGAGCGGTCTGATAAGGTTACTGGCGAACCCATTGAAATCCCGTTGGAGATGCTGCCGGGGTTGGATAAGGAACTCTATAAGCTTATTAGCGAGGATTTATTCTTTGAAGGGGGGATGGATAGAAGGACAGCCAAAGAGCTTGTGAAGCGAGACCCTGAGATATCCACTATTCATGAACAAGAATTGCCTGGGCTATCTGAAGAATTGCGTAGGCCATACACTTTGAAGGATATAGGCGAAGGCGTTCATGATATACATGATGAAGGCGGAGTGAAGACTGGGCAGGTAAGGGTTATCGAACAGGAAGGAGGGAAGAACTTATTCATTGCTTGGGAGAAGGGACAGTATGATGTAGCTGGGCTTATAACTTTGATGAACCAGCTTAAGCAAAAGTATCCGAATGCTGAGACTATATCTACTGTCAGAATGCCAGGGGTTAGGTCACTCGAAAGGGCCCTACAGGGGTCGGATATCGAAGCCGAGATGCCGTTTAGGATTAAGGATCGGCTGGTTGATATTGTCCGAAAGTCTGCGGGGTTAGAACCGCTATTTGATCTTACAAGGGAGGGTCCACGGAAATTTACCATGGTCCGTGGTGAAGCCCCAGATATGTATATGGGGTATGGTAAAGATGCATGGACCATAGTGGATGAAGGCGGTAGACCAATAGCTAGTCTAGAGATAACTCCGAAGAAATATGGTAAAGAAGCTTACATCGCATGGGTAGGCGACGCTAAGGTTTCGGAGCTAGGGTACTTCCCGCACTTAGGCCCAGAAGATATGATGACTCAGCTTATCAATAGGGTTGGGCCTGCGGCTGTACGTGATCTTGTCCGCCAAATCCAGGAGAACTACCCCGAAGCTACTCATTGGGGCGGGACTAGGGTTACAGGTAGTAGGAGAAAGGCAGCGATAGAGAGAGCGAAGGGGTCAGAAGGTTTTACTGTATGGGGTGGCGAGAGGATTTCTCGACCATTCAAGACGCTGCTAGAAGAACTAGCAAGCATGGAGGCTGGTTGGGAACCTGGGAAACCGATAGGCCCAGAGCATGAAAAGTTCCTTCAGCTTATCAGTGAAGGCTTCTCAGACCTTGGCCAAGGAGTTATGGCCAAGAGAGGGGAGCCTTGGACTTTAAAGGAGTTACAACTACATTGGAGAATTGAAGACTTCTTGGATAAGGTTGTAGGCAAGGATCGGGTTAGAGTACACGGCTATCGTGAGATAGTAGGACTTGGGCCTCGTGGCGAACGGCGTATTGGCGGGTTATTTAGGTATGATGATGTAGGAACGAGAGGGCTAATAGCTTTCTCTCTAGAGGCTGAGGCTCCGTTTCTAACAGCTGGACATGAAGCCATACACTTCCTTCGGCATTATCAGTTCATTATGCCAGAGGAATGGGCAACACTTAAGAAGGCTGCTATAGATGGCGGCTGGACTGAAACCGAGGCAATGAAGCGGTATGAACATTTAAGGCATGCAGAGCCAGAGCTATTTCTCGAAGAGGCTATTGCTGATAAGTTCAAGGAATGGGCCAAGCAGTCGCAAGAGCAGCGTGATGCCCATCCAATGGCCAAGATATTCTATAAGATTAAAGAGATTGTCGATGGTATCAAATCTACTGTTAGAGAATTTATGGGCCGAGACGCTACTGCTGAGGAAATCTTTCGGGATATCCAGATCGGTAGAATGGCTAAGCGTCAGCCTCTTGGGATGTCTGTAGAAAGGGAGGCGCAATTACAGCGTTATGGCGAAGCAAAGGATATAATGGATGAAATTCCTGAACGGGTACCTATAGAAGGTGCGGTGCCGACCTTTGAGCCCGGCGCTATTATGGACAAGAAGAAGTATGCCCAATACCAAAGACATATGGGCGACCAAAATGCTAACGATATTAGAATAGAGCGTGAGAAGGCCCTACGAGAAGTAAAGAAGCGGAGCGCTCCTGAATGGAAAGCTGCTAGGGAGGAAATGCGAGAGGAGGTAGCTCGAGATATTGGCGCTAGGCCGGACTTTAGAGCCAGGGCCTTCTTCCAGAACGGGACATTCTTTGGTCAAGAGACTCATTATATGCCTAAGGTTGATCCTAGGTTGTTGACTAAGGAGCAAAGAGACCAATTCCCAGCTAGATGGCAGGACAGGAAAGGAGTGGACCCAGATACTCTAGCTCAGCCATTCGGATATCAGACTGGAGCGCAGTTGATTGATGCCTTAATCCAGTTTGAGAAGGCAAAGGGAAGCCTCACTCCTAGAGCCTTTTTCGAAAAGATGGTTGACAAGGAAACTGACCGAAGGATGGAGTTAAAGTATGGTGATCTTGCTGAGAAGAACCTTCAGGAAGCTATGGAGCAGGTTGTTGGTCATGACCAGTTGGAGCTGTTGACAGAGGAAGCAGTTGCCTTGGCCTCTAGGGCAGGGATGAAGATATCGCTTAGTAAGGAAGATGTACGGGCGATGGCCCATGAGTCGTTCCTCGACTCCCTACAGACCAAGGCTAACTATAAGTATTTCTTCCAAGAGATGTATCGAACTGGTAAGGAGGCCGAGAGTAGGTTCTTGGCCGGGGACTATATAGGAGCATTCCAAGAGAAGTGGATGCAAGTACACTTATTTGAGATGGCAAGACAGGTTAAGCTTCTGGATAAGCAAAGAGATGCAGCGGAGAGAGTTGCTAAAAGGTTCTATAAGCGGTATCCAGATAACTTCCCTGCTGAGTTTACAGAGTTTATCCAGCAGCTGTTGATGAATGCTGGGTACAAAGTAGATAGGCACCCAGATGACTTAGCGATGATGTTTCAGGCCAGGGAGCACAAGGGTGATCTAAGGAAGTTTGCCGATGACCTTAATGCTATCCGTGCAGGAGAGGAGAAGTTCGAGGCTTCGCTTGATCCGTATTTGATAATTCCAGACTTCATATTAGATAACTGGCCTAATTGGAAGAAGAACGTAAAGGATATGACCGTCGGTGAGTTCAGAGCCTTCAATGACGCTATTCAATCTCTACAGAAGATTGGTGCCGACCAGGGAAAGCTTCATAGGCTAGGCGAGGAGGCTGACTTTCAGAAGGAAGTGGCTATAGGTAGAAAGCAATTGACGGAGATAGGCCCAGAGAAGATGCCTACTGCTCCTGGGAAGAAGGCTGGTCTACTTAAACGGTATCACGTTGGAACAGTTAGGCCTGAAGATTTACTTATTCGGTTGGACAAAGGTAATGAAGAAGGGTTCTTTACCAAGTTTATAACAGACCCATTGAATGACAGGGCCTACTTCTTCGACCAACATCATAAGGCTTTTAGACAAGCTAGGATAGACAACGATAAGAAGTTTGGGTCGACAACATCGAGGGCAGTCTATGGTCATTTCCACGATCCAAGGTATATGGTAAAAGACCCTGTTACAGGAAAGATGGTACCTGATCCTAATGCATGGAGTTTGATGCCGCTGACGCATGAGCATGTTAGGGGGGCGCTGTTGAATTGGGGCAACAAGAGTAATAGAGAAAGGTTGGTAGAAGGTTACCATACCGACGAGGCACAGACGTATGCTTGGCTCAAGAAGGTAGCTACTAAAGATGATTGGGAATGGGCCCAAGCGGTTGGGAAGATGTATGCAAAGCTATTAGAGATGGGCCATGAAGTTACTATGCGAGAGTCTAATACTATGGTGGAGTCGCTGCCTCTACCACAGATAGATACTCCATTTGGAAAAATGGACGGTTGGTACTATCCGGTACATTACGATAAGGCCCTAGATGGAGGGCCCAAAAAGACGCAATTGCTGTCGCCAAACAAAAACACCAGAACTTATAGGGGTTGGGAGCGAAAGCGAACTGGCCCAGCCGGGCCATTGGAGCTGCACCTTAACTCTTTAGATATGGATATGAATAGGAGGATACATGATCTAGCTTTTAGAGAAGTGCTGAGGGATTTCCGCAAGATATTAAATGACACTGGGCTGCGTAATGACTTAACGAAGCGTATGGGTAGAGAGTATTATGATATGTTGAAGCAACTACATGACGATATAGCTCAGCCTTATCAGCCTGATTCGGGAGCCTTAGCGGCAGCGAATAAGTATAGTGAGTTCTTTAGGCAAAACAGTATTATGATGTTGGTTGGACTAAAGATTGGAACCTTTATGAAGCACGTTCCTTCTACGTTTGTTCAAAGCTGGGCTAGGCTCGGGCTGACTAAGATGGATTTTTGGCAGTCAGCTGTTGATTTAGGAATGACCGATGATAAGACCCAGGTGAAGAGTTGGACCTTTGTTATGCAAGGAGGTAAGGTTGGTAGTTTAGACTTTGTCGGGTCCAGAGAGATAAAGAGAAGATGGCAGCATTATGCTGCGGCCCATGGCGTAGATAATATGGCAATGAAGGCTAAGAGTATGAGAGAGTTTGTGATGCAAATGTCTTCGGTACCGATTGCTTTTGGAGATATGATATCCAGTACTATTCTATGGAACTCACTGTATAAGAAACTAAGGAAGCAATACATGGAGCAGGGGATGACATTAGAGGAGGCTCATACTAAGGCCGATACAAGGGCAGACTTTGCTGTCAGACAGACCCATGGGTCTACCTCAGTCGTTGGTAGGCCTGAGTTTATGAGAAGGACCAGCTCAGCGGCTAGATGGTTTACGTCTTTGTACTCGTATTACAATCACGTCTATGGACAGTTTTACAGAATGGCTTGGCGAACTAAGGATGCTGTAACGGAAAGGCAGAGAGGTGATCCGCATACACAATCTATACCACAGTATGCTTCTGAAATGGCTGGCCTAACCACGGCGTACATAGGCCTACCAGCGTTCTTCTATTGGGCCGCACAAGATTGGTTAATAGGTAAAGAGGATGATGAAGAGGAGAACTTAGCCTGGAAGATAGCCGCTCCATTTGTGCATAACATAGGTGGCGCATTTCTAGGGATTAGAGAGATTGTTGGTTTGATGTCTGGTGGTGGTCAGCAGCCGGCTCCGGGGATCATTGGGGTACCATTACAGAAGCTATGGGAAATAAGCCAGGACATTAAGAGAGCGGTTGACCCAGATAAGGGGTGGAAGGAGGAGGACCCAGGTAAGTTCATTAAGCATTTGCACAGCTTAACTGGTGTAGCTACTGGAATGTCTAGTGAGCAAGTAGGTATGTGGAACCAGTTTATCTATAACTATCTGCAAGCTGTGGAGGAACCAGAAGGTCCAGCTGACTGGTATCGTGGTATACGTAGAGGTACAATCGAACGCCGTAAGAGGCACTAGGAGGACAACATGGCTATCAAGTGCGCAGATGACACTACCCCAAAGTGGCTGAAGGTAATGAGGGCTATCACTGGTTTGCAAGAGGAGCCAGGAGATGCAGACAATCCTAAGATACTTGGAATGCGGAATTACATCGCCAACAAGTATCCCGATATGGCTAACTACTGTGATGAATACCAACACGACTCAACGCCATGGTGTGGTCTTTGTGCAGCCTTCTGTATGGCTGTGGCCGACATACGACCTGTGTTTGGGCCTACTGATACCGATAGATGGATGTGGGCACAGGCTTGGTACTACTGGGAACAGTGGGGAAACAGGCTTAGCAGGCCGACCCCAGGATGTGTGGTGGTAATGGAGCGGGAGGGCGGTGGGCACGTCACGTTCTGTGAGGAAGACCTTGGTGACAGTGTCAAGTGTAGAGGCGGGAACCAATCTGATTCGGTGAATGTCTCGACCTATTCCAAGGATCAGATCATCGGATATCTGTGGCCCAAGGCAGCGGAAGATCAACCGGATGTCGATGACATTCCAGTAGAAGATAGGCCCATGCTCGAGCGTGGCGACGAGGGACCGGATGTCTCCGACTTGCAGAACATGCTTAATCAGCAGAGCCGAGCAGGGCTAGATGTCGACGGGGAGTTTGGGCCTGCGACGGAAGAGGCGGTCACCAACTATCAGCAGTCTCGTCAGCTTGAGATCGATGGGATATGCGGGCAAGAGACATGGAATGCACTCTATGATAAGAAGCCTCCCTATGTTCCAACACCACCGCCTGGAGCCATGCCAACCCAGTGGGTGATGGCTATATGCGATATCGCTGAGCATTCTCCGGTCGCAAGCTATGATTGGAATGACCGTGGTGAAGCTCCTAAGGGATATATTAAGGGCGTGGCGGTAACCTACGGTGAAGTGTATCGACAATGGAAGGCGGGCTATGGTCCAGCGGTGGACATGGCCAAGCACAACACAGGCAATGAGGATAAAGATGTCTTGGCGTGGTATGCCCCGGAATACAAAGCGAGAGGCATGGACAATTCTCGCGACGGCGCTGATACTCTGCGTCATCTTTGGGCTCTTATACTGGGTCTGGGGATGATGGAGAGTAGCGGAGAATACTGTTGTGGACGGGATCAGAGTGTGCCACCAGGGTACTATGGGCCTGAGTCCACAACCACCGAAGCGGGTGCATGGCAGACTAGCTACGATGCCCATAGCTGTTCTAGTTACTTCGATCAGGTGTTCAACGACTACAGAGCAGAGAAGCTAGCCGGTTATCAAGAGGTGTTCAAGGAGGAGGTAACCTGTTCGTCGGAGAACTGGAAATGCTATGGCTCTGGTGACGGTTACGAGTTTCAGGAACTATCTAAATCTAGCCCAGCATTCGCAGCTGAAGCCAATGCAATCACTCTACGTCATCTTCGCCAGCACTATGGACCGATCAACAGGAAAGAGGCCGAGCTACGTACTGAGGCCGATACGTTACTCCGTCAGGTACAGGAGTATATCGATTCGATGGAGGTAAGTGTGTGAATAGATGGATACTGACATTCTTTGTTGTCATCATCCTCCTGCTACTGCTGGCCCTAACTGGTCGGCGGTACTGGGAGGTAGTTGAGCAAGTGCCATCGCCATCGTTCCTGCTGGAGAGTGCAAGCTCAGAGCCGGTGGAACTGCAACCCTGTATGGACTCGGTAACCCGTGAGAAGATACGCAGCATTATGTATGAA